TCATCATCGTCAATTTCCCCCTTGACCACCAGCAGCCCTCCGGGACGACCGTCGTTGAGAAGATAGTTTCGGTTGTACAACTTGGCGAGGTTTTCGATTTCGATAGCCACGCCGGCGGCTTCCATCGGAGTCATGGAGAGGTACGGGTCGAGTGGGTGTGGCTTGCGGATCCACACGACGCTTTCGGGCGGCATGATGATCTTCCTGCCATCCGGCATGGCGACCTCATACCCGGAGACAAACCGTTTGGGGTGAGGAATGGGGGCGGTGGTCTGAGGCGGGAGAAGGTTGAGACCGATTATGCGACCGTCACGCCCTCGGATCTTCTCAACGAATGCGCCGCGTGTTCCCATGAGGAGTTGGGCTGAAAGTCTGTATCGGAAGATGAAAGAGTTTTCTCCGATATTAGATTTAGTATTCAGTAGATCTAATATGGAATCCTTCTTGATCCTTTTACTAGTGACAATTTCACCATCTGGTGAATTGTCTTTTCGAAGAATAACCGGAAGGCGTGCTTGGTTTCCAGCGATGGCGTCAACGCAGCGGGCCACCCATGTGACTTTCTGCATGCCCTCGCTATGGGCTCGTTCTATATCCCACGCATCACGGTAGGGCTGACCGGCGAGGCTGATGTTCTGGGCTACTGGTGCGCCCGGTCCAACGATAGCCCTACCCACTGCCATCTGGTGGGATTTTGTTTCTGGAGAGTTCCAAGCCATATTTACTCAAGACCTAATAGAAAACCGAGGATCCCACATGTTGCGCCAGCGACTATGAACCCCCACGAGGGTCGAATCATCCACGCACCGATGCTTGTGAATATAATAAAGGATACCATCAGAGCATTTGCCGCATTCGCCCGAATAAACAGGGTCCGCAACCAATTCCAGAATGACATGTGCGTTACCCTATCGCACTCACCGGCCTGCTCTAGAATGTAAGAAGACGGGAGTTACGCTTGTGGCCGATTGGGAAAGCATCTTAAAATTCTTACAGCCGAAGGAGTCTCCGTACTGCCCGGAAACACCTTCGCTAACGCAGAAGGTTTTTCTGCGCACCTATGCCCAGGAAGGGCTGTTTGGCGGTGCGGCTGGTGGGGGTAAATCTTCGGCCCTCCTGATGGCCGCATTGCAGTATGTGGACGTGCCGAACTATTCCGCCATCATCTTCCGTCGTACTTACGCCGACCTTGCCCTGCCCGGTGCCATCATGGACCGTTTTACGACATGGATTGCCAATGCGGACGAGGTGTCTTGGAATGGCTCCCTATACGTTGCCACGTTTCCATCAGGAGCACGAATCTCATTTGGGTACCTCAACAACAGCCAGGACTATCTGCGCTACAAGGGTGCAGAATTCCAGTTCATTGGAATGGACGAGGTCACCGAGATCAGGGAGCATGATTATCGCTACCTCTTCTCCAGATTGCGGCGACCTGCAACGGGTCCCGTGTCTCAGGTCCCCCTGAGAATGCGGTGTGCCTCCAACCCCGCGCCCAATTGGGTCAGACAACGTTTCATTGTGGAGGCCGAATCGACCGGCCGAATTTTTGTTCCGTCGTTGCTTACCGACAACCCGGGCATCGATGCCGAGTCCTATCGGCAATCCCTTCAAGCATTGGACCCAGTGGAACGTAAGCGTCTTGAAGAGGGCGACTGGTGGTCAACCACCCTGGGAACCATGTTCGACAGAGAGTCTGTTGTCCTCTTGGAGAATGACGAACTGCCGACACTAACCCCCAAAGCGAAAGCAGTTCGATTCTGGGACCTTGCCGCATCGGAGCCATCCCCCGCCTATCCGGACCCCGACTGGACGGCGGGGACCCTGATGCTTTTCGACAACGGCATTTCTTACGTCCTCGACGTGAAGAAGATCCGCGCCCGGGGGGAGAAGGTGGAGCAGTTCATCGCCCAGACGGCATACGAGGATGGGGTTGCCGTTCCTATCCGAATGGAGCAAGAGCCAGGGTCGGCGGGGAAAGCGCTCATTAATCAGTACGCCAGATTTGTTGTGCCGGGGTTTGACATCATGGGCATCCGGTCGACCGGCGACAAGGTGACCCGTGCGCGTCCGTTTGCGGCAGCCATCGCCAATGGCAACGTGCGGGTCGTGAGGGGGGCATGGTTGACCGACTGGCTCGACGAATTCTCGGCCTTCCCCGAAGCCGCCCCCCATGATGACCAAGTTGACTCTGCTACGGGAGCCTTCTCGTTCTTGACAGGATTAGGCTTGCCTCAGCGTAAGCGGGCGGCTATTCTGGCTTAAGTGCAACAAAGCCAGATGACTTCCGAAGATGTCCGGGCGCTGCGGATAGAAATCGCCGCCCTCGAAACCAAGTTGGCTGAGTATACGAAAGACGACCATTCGGTCGAAGAGTCAGCCGAACTGCTGCTCGAACTGAACTTGGCTAAACAGGACATGGGTTTTCTCTACAATGGTTTATCCACTTGGCTCGGCAGCCAAATGGACGGCAACCAGATTTTAAGCCTGCGAGATATGGCCACGATCGAACGCAAGATGTCCTCCAGTCGTTCGGGATGGCGGCACAAGGATCTCGCTCGAGACGTAATCGACCGCATCGAACAATCGTCCGTCGACATGGATACGGGTGAAGTCGTTATGACTCCCGCAGAGATGGCGTTGAGAATCTTGGACTATGTCCAACCGTCCTATTGGCGGGTGGGGGAACTAAACAAGATCGGATTGAACCCGGACAACTATTGTGCAGGGTCCGAAAGCAAGATAAGCATAATCGTGAGAAGAGGCGACGCTAAATGAGCAAGGATCTACTAAAGCAACTATCCGCACCGTTTCCCGCAGAACTGGAAGGCACCCTGAATAAAGGAGGGGTGGCTTTCAAGTTTGTTTCGGTCAATGAGGTCATTGCACGTCTCAATGACGTTCTTGGAGTTGAGAATTGGACCTTCGAGGTCATCTCCTGCGAGCGCAGCCTCGAAGGGGGCGACAACATCATCGCCCATGTTCGGCTGTCGGTGTACATGGACAAGCCGCTTCAAAGGGACGCATACGGCGGTGCGGAGGTTAAGACGAAGAGGGACGGGGGCTTGCTCGATTTGGGTAACGATCACAAAATTGCGGTTTCCGATGCCTTAAAGAAGGCTGCCTCCATGATCGGGGTGGGTTTGTATCTCTACCGTTCCGAGGAAGCCCTCGCCCACGAGGCTCACGCTTCCGAGGATCCGGAAGTGCAGCAGTTGTATGAGAACTTCACCAGCCTGATCGAGAAGTTTGACAAGGCTCAGAAGGAAGAGGTGGCCGTGTTCTGGAAGGAGTACGCAGGAGAGCGGCCCAAGCCGAAGCCCGACGCCATGGGCAACGTCGAAGACCTGACGGCCCTGGTTCAACAGTGTGTCGCGATCTCCTTTGGTGCTGAAGCCGCAAGTGGGTGAGCCGGCCGTGAAGTGGCCAAAGAACTCCCTGTACCAATGCCCGTCGTGCGTTCGTCACTACATGGACGGTGGATCCGCGGAACGGTACGACGCGTCCTGTAATGTCTGCGGCACCGCCATCGACTCGAAAGCAGACCGCGTCAAATGAGCACCATTCTGCAAAACCACCAGGACACGTTCACTCGCGAGGCGCTACTCCGTCACAGGGAAGAGGAGGCTGAGCGGTTGAGGAAGAAAAAGAAAAAGTCCAAGTCAAAATAAAGGTGAATAACTATGGATACTTTAGATACGGAAGAAATGATCCAGCGGTTTCAAGAACGGGCCAAAGCAGTACGCAACCGCAACATGCCTCCGGTTGCGGGGGCTGAACGTGTTGCGTTCATCAAGCAGGCCGAACTTGATTTTCAAGACTTCGCCATAATCGGCGATGCCGAGGCCAGTTTGGAGGATGGGATCTTAACGATTGATCTACGGCCCGCCATCTGTGATGCCACCGTTCGTGGAGTTGGGGTCAGTAATTACGCCAAAGAGCGGGAGACGCAGGTCGCCATGGAAAACATCTCCAAGTCTGGAGCGTTGCCAACCGACGGTGACAAGATCACCCCCGGAATGCTTGACTCCAAAGCGGACCTTCAAGCCCTGATCGATGGAGCCGAGATGTTTAGGGTAGTTGAGACCATCGAACCAATCGACGTAAATGAGTGTCCCGGCTTGACTCTGGGCGTGCCCGCCGCACCGGGACCTGTCGGTTTCAGTTTGACTCATGGGTATTTGGTATGACGGCCGTAGCGCCCCCACACCTGTCGCCTTCGTCGATGGGAACTTTCCGCCAGTGCCCCCTCAAGTTCAAGTACAACAAGATTGACAAGATCCCCGACCCCTCCGGCAAGGAGGCGTTGATGGGGAACTTTGTCCATGACGTGTTGGAGGGTCTTTACGGCTACGCCCCCGAAGACCGCACTCAGGACCGCGCCCAGTCTTTGGCTCGGGAGGTATGGGACGGGGGCAATTGGGAACGAAGGGTCAAACCCCTTGTTCCGGACGCAGAGGAATATCGGATGTTCCGCTGGAAGGCCTGGTGGTGTATTGAGAACCTGTGGAAAATCGAGAACCCAGAAGAAGTGGAACCCGACGGTTTGGAATACGAACTCAACGGGGAAGTGTCCGGAGTGAACCTTAAGGGATTTATTGATCGCTTCACTATGGACGAAGATGGTGGAGTTGTCATTTCCGACTATAAGACCGGCAAGGTTCCGCGAGCAGAATACGTCGATGAGCGATTTCGGCAACTGCGCATTTATGGAACGTTGGTCAATGCCCTGGGTATCGGACAGACCTCCAGTTTGGAACTGCTCTACCTCAAGGATGGGGTTAAGTTCGAAGTTCCCTTTGGTGAAGAAGACATTATTGATATAAATAAGTATGTACGAGATGTTAAAGACGATGTAGATAAGGCATGTGCCACAGGAGACTTCCCTGCACAGAAGTCTGTTTTGTGTGGCTGGTGTAGTTACAAAGGAATCTGTCCACTATGGACCAACTGACCGGAGTGAAAATGAGTACGATGCCTGACGAATTTTTTGCCCGGCTAGTCGCGGACGATGTAAAGAATCGCGTTACTGCACAGCAAAGAAAAGAGTTACTGCTCGAAGAGAATTGGGATCGCTGGAAAAGGGGAATTTTGTGCCTTCTGGACAATCTCGAAGATCAAATTGAGAATATCGAAATAGATGCTCAGGCCGATGCGGTCAGGTATGGGGGTATGGGGCGGCCCGGCAAGCGTTTGGCGGACGAGGCCGCACGGGCCTACGACATGCGTAAAACCAAAGTCGAACGGTTCCGGCTGCATGTCGAACGTCGCCTGAGCCAAGTGGAAAGCATGATCAAAACGGGTAAGCCCATCTCCGAGAATCCGTGGGAAACGGTTGACTTCTATCGTCGGGCAATTATCACGCATCGGAACATGCTCAATGATTACGACTTGGAAGACACCGCGATCGATCGAGCCCTTTGGGCGACTCTGGACAACTGTTGGGACTTTGACAAGGTAGATCCGCTGTCCCTTTGATGGGAGTAGGCTCCAAGCGTGCGTAGTCGTAGTAAAAAAAAGCAGCGCGAATATGTCGAGCGTCGCAAACTGGTTAAGCGAATGCTGGAAGAACGCCCCTATTGCGAAGCCTGCCCGGTATGGGCATTGCACGATGGCAAAAAGTCCTACGTCAGAAACGGGAGTGTTGACATCCACGAGTTGAAGCGTCGCTCTCAGGGTGGATCTATTACGGATGAGAGCAACTGCATGGCGGTTTGTCGCCCGTGCCATGACCGGATTGGTCAAGAACCACAACTCGCGGTTGACCTGGGTCTCGCTAAAAAAAGTTGGATGAAATGAACGTTCTCGGTCTTGACCCTTCCCTCACTTCAACGGGAATATGCACTGGAGATGATTCCTGTATCGCATACCACCCGTGTGCTGAAGAAACGGAACGATTAGCAAACATTCGTAATTATGTCTTGAGGATATGTTTAGAAGAAAGTATCAAGTGTGTGATTATGGAGGGTTATTCTTATGGTTCGCGCACCCGAGCGCATGCCCTTGGGGAACTCGGTGGGGTGCTGAAGGTGGCGTTTGACGAAGCATGGATTCCTTTTGTGATCGTGCCTCCCACTTCACGGGCCAAGTTTGCTACTGGCCGTGGGAACGCCGGCAAGGCTGAGGTAATTTCAGCGGTGTCGTTCAGGACTAAGAGATCCTGGTCGGGCAAGGGCGTCGAGGATCGTATTGATGCTTGGGTGCTTCGTGAAATGGGCCTCCAACGACTCGGTGAGAGCCAATACAAATGGCCCGCCGAGAACCTCAAGGCTCTTGACAATAT